TCTGCCGTAGGGAGTGGCATTTGTATGTCTAATACAGGTATTTCTAACTTAGGTTTAGGTGGTGGTTCTGAAGTCTTCTCCTCCGCCTTCTGTGTGCCCGCAGGACGCTCCAAATCACTTGGTGGGATAACTATAGGTCGAAAGGCTGGAACGTCCGCTACAGGCTGCTTTAAGTACATCTGAGGGATGAACAGAGGTTTGGGTACATCAGGCGTAGGAATTTTTATACTCATCCAGGTTTGCTAGGAACTTTATTTGCAATTAAATGAGCTTTAAAAGCATCATGAACTGATTGAGTCCATAGAGTATTTGTTATACCTTTAACTTCAGTGGATTCTGAGCTTACATCAGTTTTTGTGTAATTATCTGAAGCGTCTATATCACCTGGTTGTAGGACTTTTCTATGAAACTTTCTAGTAATTTCTGTACCATCATCTTTTATAACAGTAGCAGTACGGATATTCAGTGCTTTAAATTCTCCAAGCACTTCAATTTTGTCTTCGACTATTTCTTTAGTTAATGCCATAATTAATCGTCTGTTGAATAAGTGAAACCAAAGGAGAATCCTCCATTACCAGTTCCAATGTCACCTGTTGCTAATGCTGCCTCACTTTCGACACCATGTATATAGGCATAATCCTGCCCACCAACCATCAGAATTATCGAGTAAGTATCTGGGAAGAAACCCCAGAAGTCACTAAATGATCCTGTTTGATAGTAACCACCGCTATTAGATTTACAACGGAAGGGGAATCCTCTAATTGTAATTGAACCTGAAGCACTGTTTGTATTATTCCATCCGACTCGTACAAAAACATGGACTAATTCTCCTACTCGGACAAAATCACCTTCTCTATGTCCATGTGTACCTGTATGGTCAAAATCAGTACCACCTCCTCGTATGTAAGGAGTGAATTCACCAACTTCGTAGTGATCTAAAATTTCAGTAGTAGTTGATGCACCTGATCCCCAAGATGCGTTAGCGTGAGCACTAAAGTCAATACCGTGACCTGCTGTACCTATTATTAAGTCACCATCAGAAATTGTAAAGTTATCAGTACCAGAAGTAGCTGTTGCCGCTGGGGGGATTTGCCATGAACATGTTCCATCTCCATCAGCTCTTAGGAACTTTGTACTTGCTTCATTACTATTGGTGGTAGATAAGATTGCCTCACCTTCTGGAGTAGAAGATACACTAGCCCATGTTAAACCACCTGAGTTACCTGATTGTTTAGATAAAAACTGTCCGTTTGATCCAGCATTCGATATATGCAGATTATCTTCATCTACAGACTCAGAGGACATATGTTCTAAGTCAATCGCGCCTGCAGCTATATGTTCGGAGTTAATAACATCATCTTGAATGTTATCTCCATCTATGCAATCAGCAGCTAAATGTTCATGATCTATAGATCCATCAGTGTAGTGCTCGGAGTCAACAGCATTGTCAGCTAGATTATCACCGTCTATTGCATCATTAGCTAAGTGCTCATGGTCTATAGACCCATCATTATAGTGTTCTGAGTCTATACCATTATCTGCTATTTTTGTCTCATCGATTGCATCAGCTGCGATTCCACCAGCTTTTACTGTTGTTAATGTCATAATTTACCTCACTTTAAAGATAAAAGTTGAGTTTTCTTAGCATCATGTACAGCATCTGTCCAAGCTGCATTTGCAATAGCTTTTATTTCTGCATCTTCTGAACTGATATCTGATTTAATATAATTATTAGAATCATCTAGGTAACCAGGTTCTATACATCTACGATGAAAACTAGAGCTGAGTGCTTTACCATCTTCTAAGACAGTTGTTTTTTGTCTGATTTGTATAGTTTTTAATGATGTTACGACTTCAATTTTGTCGTATTCTATTTGTTTTGTTAGTGCCATAGTATTTTAATTAAGCTGTTGGGTAAACACCAGAACCATTGAACCAAATGTTTTGTGAGCTAAATGTCATATTATTATGATCATCTTCTCCTAGTTCTACTTGTGTTAATTTACCAGCAGTACCATTACTTTGTATATTCCATCCAGAAATATATTTGTCAGAAGAAGTACCAGGATGATTTTCGCATTGAGCGAATGTTCTGATATTCATATCACTCCCAGTATTAGCACAAGTAAATGGTAACCCACCAATATAGGTAGTATTACCAGATGCATTAGAACTAGTTAGTAAACCTGAAAAAGCGAAACTTACCCAATTACCTACTTTTTGATACCAACCATGTTGAAAACTATATGTAGCTGCAGCATTAGAGCCACCACCTGCATTACCATAAAGGATAGGACTCCAATTCCCTTCTTCGAAATCATCTAGAAGTTCATTATCAGTTGTACCTGTACCATCACTAGTAGTACTGAAATCAATACCATGATCTGCTGTACCTATAACTAGGTTTCCGTCAGCAATAGTGAAATTATCAGTACCTGATGTAGATGTAGCAGCTGGTACTGTTTGCCAAGAACAAGAGTTGTCTCCGTCTTCTCTCAAGAACTTAGTTCCACCTGTTTCGCCAGTTGATAGAATAGCTGTACCTTCAGGTGTGGAAGACACGCTAGCCCATGTTAAACCTCCTGAGTTGCCAGACTGTTTCTGTAAGAATTGACCGTTAGAACCTGCGTTAGATATATGTAAATTATCTTCATCAACTGATTCAGAACTCATATGTTCTAGATCAACTGCCCCAGCTGCGATATGCTCTGAGTTGATTACATCGTCTTGGATATTATCCCCGTCTATACAATCAGCTGCTAAGTGAACATGGTCTATACTACCATCAGTATAGTGTTCTGAATCACAAGCGTTGTCAGCTAGGTTATCACCGTCTACGCAGTCATTAGCTAGTTTCTCATGTTCTACGGCACCTGTACCTATCTTAGCTGCTATTACAGCACCTGCTGATATCTTAGCTGCTGTTACAGTATCGTCTCCAGGTGTAGGAATACTTACAGCTGAACCAACTTGTACAATAAATACACTAGCACTACTAGGTAGATTAGTACCAAATATAATGGTATTAGAATCTACAAGTGCAAAACCTTCTGAAGGAGCACTAGTACCAGTATTAGCTTTTTGGATTACACCATTAACACTAACAATTAATTGGGCTGCATTAGTAACACTAGCTGCAGTACCTGAGTTACTAGATTCTCTTAGGTCATATGTAGCAATACTACCATCTATAGTAGGAGATCCACTTCCACCTGCAGGACATAGGAATAAATACTTAAATTCACCTGTAGATGTTACTTCACCCCATGCACTATTAGCAGCATTCCTGACCTTCATCTTGTCAGCATTAGTATCATATACTAAGTCACCGGCATGATTATCTGAACTAGGTTCTCCAGCAAATACACGATATCTTTCGTTAAAGTCATTGATGTCATCAGATAACTGTTTAACATCAGATTCCTTTGCTAATAATTTATGATAATTATATGTATTACTTGATCCTGTAGAACTAACTTGTAGACCTACTCCAGCTACTAGAGTTTCACTATATAGAGAAGAAGGGAAGTTGTTAATTGTTACATTATCAGATCCATTACCAGCTGTTCTAGCAGTAGTTGATACACCACTACCATTAACTACAATCCCACCAGCATCTGCAATACTGATTACAACACCAGAATTAGGTTGAGATGTAGGGAAATTATCTTCATCTGCTATTACTTCAAATCCACCAATAGGTGCTATTTGTGCTGCTACATAATCTACAACAGCTCCTGATGTAGGAATGTGTGAGTCACTGTCTGATATAGTTGTTTGTTCACAACCTATCATTGCTATTTCAACTGCATCATTTGCAATTGTTACAGCACCTGTATTAGCAATAGTTACATCACCTGATACTGCTACAGCAGTTGGGACGTTAGAACCATTACCAACGAGGATTTGACCGTCAGTTACGTTAGCTAGTTTACTATGAGCAATTGCTGCACCAGCTGCTACAGAATCATTAACAATAGCATTAGATGCTACATGTTCAGCGGCTACTGCATCGTCTTGAATATTATCACCATCTATACAGTCATTTGATAGATGAGCATGATCTATACTACCGTCTACATAGTGTTCAGAGTCAACAGAGTCATCAGCTATGTTATCCCCATCAACCGCATCTCCGGCAAGCATAGCGTGTTCTACAGCACCAGTGGCTATAGTTACAGCACCATCATTTGCTAAGGTTACATCACCTGAAAATGCAACTGCTGTTGGTACATTTGAACCATTTCCTACAAGTACTTGACCACTAGTTAAACTAGCTAGTTTACTATGTGCTATATCTGCAGAGGTATTTAGATCAGCATTAACAATAGTTCCATCTACAATTTTAGTAGTGTCTACAGAGTTTGCAGATAAGTGTGCAAGATCGACTGAACCATCAGTAATATGCTCAGAGTTAATCGCATCATCTTGGATATTATCTCCATCCACTGAATCGTTTGCTAACATAGCATGTTCTACTGCACTATTCGCAATAGTGAATGCACCTGTATTAGCCATGGTTACATCCCCTGAAGGAGTAACTTGTGCACTTACATTACTACCATTACCTGCCCAGATCTTTCCATCTGTTAAGGAATGAGAAGCTATATTAGTGTTAATCCTATCATCGATAGCAGCAGCTGTCATTATATAGTCATTACTATCAACGAAAGCTTCTGTACTATCTAATGTTTGTGTACTATCATTCCATTTACCTTCGACTGATTTCTCAGTCTCCTGTGCTACATATAATGTCTGGTTAAAGTCATTATTTAAATCTTGTGCTCTGACAGCAGATCCAGAAAAGAACTCTGATTGAAGGTTATCAATATTTGTATCACGATAAATCCTTATTGCTACTGAAGATTTAGGTGATCCATCAGCTTCTTGGGTACTTGTTGCACCACTTGCATCAGCAGAGAATTGTATTTGGGTAGCATTGGCTAAAGTAAAATTTGTTGTATCGACCTGATTAAGAGATACCTTAATATCAGTGTCTTCTAAATATGGGAATGTGAACGAAAATAGTTTAGTGGTACCATTTCCATCGTAGTTATTTTCAATTGTATAAGCCATGTGTTACCTGTTAGTCATTTCGAGTAGTTGTTTTGCTTCATTAAGCTGGGTGCGACCTAACTCAGGATTAGCTATTGTATTATGTTTTGCTGCTTCTTTCTTTTGACGAGCCATAATTAACAGCATTACATCAGGATTACTCCTCATATTAGCCCATGCTTTTGCTCGTGCTCTATTAAATATACCATGTATTAATTTATTATGAGCATAATCCATAGGATTCTTTTGTTTGAATCCACTCATTAAGTCATATTCCATCTCAATTAGAGATTGTATAACCCTTGGATCGTCTGCTAATTTAGCTAACTTAGCTTCTATATTTTGTATTCCTATTTGTCTTTGGAATTCAGATCTAATATTATTATCATCTGCTAAGGAAGTTCCATCAGGTGCTGTTAGTGTAGATACACGAAGATCGTAATTACTATTCATTAACAACTGTCTACCTTTAGAACCATCAAAGTTTAAGGATATAGGACTTATAGCATTATACATTCTAGTTAACGGATCCCAGTCACGTACTGGTCTACCAGTTAGTATATCATACTTAGATGGTAATGCACTAGAACCTGCGAATGCTTCCATGTATAGGTTTCTATTTCTAATCTGATCTGCAAATCCAGAGTTCAACTCCTTCATATGAGGATTAATAACTTTACCTATTTCATTTCTAAGTCCAGCTAGAGGCATTGTATTGTTCATTAAACCTGCAGCAACCTTCTGTAACTTCTTAGGATCTTTATTAAATAAACCGAAGAGTTGTTGAATACCTTGTAGGTAAGTTTTAGTTACCATACCTTTACTAATGATAAGTGCATGAGCAAGTAAACCTTGTTCAGCCCACTCATCTCCCATTAGTCTCTGGTTATCACCCATATCTGCTACGGCTGCTAAGACGTTAGAGAATGGTTCAAAGGCTTCATATCCGACCCATACATCACCTAATTTAATAGAACGTGGAACCCAACCTGCTGCTTCCCATACACGACGTGTAGCAGGATCAGCTGGTCCATTACCTGTCAAACCGCCAGATAGATACTGTTGACCTGCCATGAATATGACAGCAGATCCCATAGCTAAACGACCATTCTGTAGGGCTTTGGCATTAACTAGATCTTCAGCAGTCTCAATACCATACTTAGCTACACTACTTAGATCATCAGGTCTGGCTCTTGCTATATCATTAAATTCTTTAACTAAGAAGTTAAATCCAGGTATATGTTTAAATGATAATTCCAAACCATTGATACCAGTTCTAGCAAATAGATAGAATGGTTTCAATAAAGGTTGTTTGTTAAATAGATCATCTAAAGACTGTCCTAATGGACCCAGATCTTTAGTTAGAGTTGCTTCTCCTCTGGCATATTTAAGCATACTATCATTGATACCGCCAGTAGCAGGATCAAAGATTTCATCATATAATTTAGCTTCGTAGTTTTTAATCAGATCAGGTGTTATATCAGGTACTACACCTGATTTTTGTGCATCAAACGCTGCCATCATTGCCTTCTCTTTAGCTCTCATTCTAGCTAAAAGCATAGTAAAGGCATCGTCAGTAGCTGCCATTAACTTAGTTGAATAAGTAAGGAAACCATTCTGATTAGCAGAACGTGCTAAATTAGTTACACGGAATGCTGCTTGTTCTCCTGCAGTTCTAGCAGGATCTTCAGCCCAGAATCTAACAAGATCCCAATGACTATCACCTACTGTATATTCAGCATATCTTGATTTAATTGTGGATAGATCTCCAGCCCAGTAACTATTTAATCTACTAAAGAAGTATTCAAACGCCTCTGGGACTGCTTGTACCATAGCATTAGCAGTCGCCAAGGATTGCTTTAACATGGAAGTATCTCTAAACCCAGACCCAGCAAATTGCATAGCACCTCCTAGGGACTGTGCCATAGGACGTGTGAACACAGCACTACCTGTACCCATGATTGCTCTTAGAGGAGTCTTAGGACCACTTAGGATACTGTGTATCATGACACCTTGAAGTTCTCGGATCATCTGTCCGGTTTGTTTCACGCCAGCAGTTTCACCACCTATTAACTTCTGTCTCATATACGTATCAAAGTCCTGCCAATTACTAATCTTATTGGACATCGAGAACGCTTCTAATACAGCGTGTAAGAAGTCATCTGTAGGATCCAGTCTTGCTAGATCTAACATCATATCAACTTGTCCTTTAGTATTAGCATGTAGATCTACTAGTGCTTGGTTGAGTAGTTTTTTACCACCACGTTGTGCTGCCATTTGACCTGCAGCTTCACTTAATAAGAACCTTGCTCTCTTTGTTTGTTCTAATCCAACAATAAGATTATCTCTTATATACTTCAGTGGACCACCTATATCATTTATGTCAGCTACATCCATTAGTTCTCTAGATGCTATAGCTCTATCACGTAGTTGTTTGAAGAGTGATTCTTGTATTAAATCACCTGCTATAATATCTTCTATACTCCATGATTGGAACTCACCTTGACGGTTCATAACATCAGCTTGGATCGGTCCCCAAAATTCTTCAGGAGTCAATTCACCAGCATTACGTCCACCAAGTACTTCTTGCATTCTTGCGAAAGCATCAGTAAAAGCTTCTTCTAATCCTTTACCTTTAGCTTCTAAATCACCTATTAAGGCTTGGAATCTAGGGTCATTAGACATCTCTTTAACTACTGCAGGTGTCAAACCTTTTAAGCCTGATCCATTATTAGCTACTGCTTCTGCTGCAGCTGGGGTGATGAGACTATCAGTAGATCCTAGTTCAGCACCAGGCTCTCTATCTATACGTCTCAAAGACTCCATTATATTCCAGGCACTAGCAGTTGAGTTCGGTGCTCCCTGCCAAGGATCAGAGATATTCTTATGTGCTCCGTAACCGTCTTCACCTAGTTCTATTTTTGCCTTTTCAGCTATCTGATCGTTTACACTTTGTGCACGTTCAGATGCTTTACGAGTTGCTCTTGCTACATTATCTTCACCTGGAGGTGTCCAAGATCTAAATCTACCACTACGATCTCTCTTTTTAACTAGAGCCATCTGTATTAACTGTTGTTCAGGTGATAGTGCATTAAAATCTATACCTTTATTAAACAGTTTCTGTGTAGTTGCAGCTCTTAGATTACCATCTACAAGTATTCTTGCAGCTTCTTCTGCTTTAGTTCTTCTATTAGTATCAATTTTATCAACCTGTTGCATCGTATGTCGGTCTGTTCTACCAACTACTTTTAACTTAGCCCTTCTGCGAGCTATTGCTTGCCATGTAAAGTCAGCGAATAGACCGATACCAGCACCTTCTGCAACATTTTTAAATGTTTTTAGGACTGGGTGATCAGAGTCATTAGTAGTTAAAGGGGTATCAATGAAACCAAATCTATCTCTTATTACTTGTAATCCGTTAGCATCTTGAGAGTATTCAGAGAACATGTCTGATACCACACCAACTGAAGCACCCTTAACTAGAGTGTTCCCACTAAGTACTGTAGCACGTGTCGCAGCACCTACCATACCAGCACCTTTACCAGCTCTTCCTGCCCATCCTAGGACAGGTATAGCCATCGTACCGAAGTGTACACCACCACGTAACATACCACCCCACCAAGTCTTGGTTATAGGGTTTAAACTATTACCTAATGGATTCCAATCTGGTACATATCCTCCTTCTTCTTTAGCTTCTCTAGCCATCTCGCCAGTAGCCATATCAATGATACGTTCTGGTGCAGTGAGGATAGAACTAGCAGTGTCTCTCACACCACCTACTAAAGCATTCTGTAATTCTTTTGCATTCTCAGCAATACCGAATTCAGATGCTTCTTTAGCAGAGTGAGAGTCTTTTACTTCAGCAGCACGTTGTGCTTGTTGTTGTAGCTGTATTTGTTCTTCTTGTTCAGCTTTCTTTTCTTCTTGATCTAATTCAGCAGCGAACTGATCCGCAGCCTCCATAGTTTCATTAAACTGATCTTCATCAAAATATGAATTAGACATTATGCTGGCCTCCAAAGAAAGTTAGAATTCCAATAAGATAATTCTTCGGTGGGTTCAACGTGTGGGTATTTACCTGGTATCTGTAAATGATCAAATAATATTTTTTGTATGTCAGGAGTCATTAGAGAATCAGGATTTAAGTTGGAGTCAGCCCAAGCGTTTAATATTTGCTGGTATGTGAATTCATATCCAGAAGCAGTTGTAATTTCACCACGTTCTAATAAATTCATTACTTCAGCTATTGTTTGTTTTTCTATATCTATATTAGTAACTCTACCATTCTTATCTTTCGCATCATACTCCCCTGTTTGGTATTCAGGTTTCTGAAGATCTATGTAAATATCCTCATTTTCAACACTAGTTCTAACTGTTCTTGATGGTGTACCGTTCTTAGTAAGCAGGTTATTTTTACCTAACTTTTGGTTGATTTTTACTTCAACTGAAGGTAGTTTTATCTTACCACGACTTTGTAGGACAGCAGCTTCTTGTGGTGTTATCTGTGCTATTCTAGCAAACTGATGTAACGAGTGAGGTATTTGAAGTCTACCTGTTCTTTCATAAGTTTTAATCATTTGCTCTACATCAGCTTGTATAGATCTTATAGGTACACTAGGGTCCATTTCATTCTGTTTGAACTCTTCTCTCATAGATCCAAACTTAGCAACACTTGATCCGAACTGACGTTCTGCTGTTTTATAATTACCCTTTTGTATTAACTGTTCTACTTTGGCTCTCGCATCTTCATCAGCTTGATGATGAGGCATTCCTCCTTCTAGATTTTTCTGATACAAAGTTACATAATCAAGTTGAGCAGACTCAACAGTTTGTCTTTTTAAACTACCAGGTGCCCATGGAGATGTTGATTTTATATAGTCATTAACATAACCTTCAATAACTTTTTTACCAGCTTTTACATTAGCTGCATTAGGTGCTAGTGCACTTGCAACTACTTGTCCTTGATCTCTAAAATGTTGTTGGACTGCAGGAGACGCATCTTTAATCATATCCTCAGTTAGTTTCCCACCTGATATTACTCTAAGATGTTCTAGATTTTCTTTGACATATTCATCATCATAGTTCTCAGCATGTAGGATTTTATTGAGCATTGGCCAACCATCTCTACGATGCTCTCCTTGCCACTTTCGAACCATATCCCAAAGTATTTCTTTAGGGATTGCTGCACCATTATTCTTATCAGCATACTCTTTAGCAGCATCCTTAAGATCATTTTCTAGTTGTTTATCAGCAGCCTTATGTCCTTGTTGTCTATTGTTTTCTTTATCAAATGCATGTGCTCGTGCTGCACCTTCAAGGTCATATTCCAATAAGAATCTTTCACCTAAGAATTGACGATATGTTTGTTTCTTCTTAGAGTTAGGATCCATTACTGTATCTAACAATTCCCTAGCAGCGTCTTCACTTAATAAACCTGCTTTAGCATCTGAAAGTAATTGATTAAAAATCGCTAACTTTGCTTGACCAGGTGGCATCCATTTAGAGGCGTATTCAAATTGTTCTTGTACTGCATCGTATAATAACCTAGGTTCTCCATCATACAATGGAGTTAGACTATTTTTAATTTCAGTATAAACAGCTTCTTCCATAGCATTCGACTGTTGATCAGCAAAGTTCATAACTTGCTTTTCTTGATATGCTATGATTTGTGGAGTTATATATTTAGCAACAGCAACTTTGTTAAACCCTTTAAACATCCCTACAAGATTAGCAATGTTTTGTTTATCTATCGCTGCTTGTATTGCAACTGCATATCCCTTTGGCCATTTCTCAGGTTCAGCTGCGGAAAAAGATTGACCTAAAGCTTCTATATAAACTGGGGTGTTAGCAGTACTTTCAAGGTAAGGACCGATTTTAGTGGCGTAATATTGTAGTAGTAACTTCTGTTTATGTGGTCCGTCTCTCCAAGGACTTAATGATTTAAGTCTCCATATATTATCTGAATCTAAAGTTTTCTCTTGATGAGCTCTACCAGCTTCACCTTGTATTACACCGTCTACTCTTTGTGCTTCTTCTTCTACCTTGTCATAGTTTAATACCTCTTCTAATGCTGGTATATCACCATTCTGATATGCTGTCTGAAACTCTATTAAAGCATTTTCTGCATCTCTTATATCTTTATTTTTTGCATATGCTGATGCATACTTATTCAGTGCTTTAGATAAAGGTTTCAGTCTATCTATTCCTGCCTGAGCCATGTACTCCCATACTTGGGCATTCCAGGCATCAATCTCTTTATGTTTGTCCTGTTCTAATTTTAGATTAGCAAGTCCCAACTGCTCATTTCGTTCGAAATCTTGTAGTAGGGTATCTCTATTAGCCTCTCGGTATGGACTTAGATCAGGTAATTTAAGTGGTTCAAATTTACCACCTTCGTCGAATGATTCAAATTCAACCTTAGTTCCGAACTTTCTAGATTCTTGTGTCATTAGTCCATATTCCCCCAAGCTGTACCTTTTAGACCACCTACACTGAACATAGCAGAACCAAAGTCAGCAGCGAAATCACCGAAACCATAACCAGGTACTGGCATTGCACCTTGTGGTGCTTGTAAGTTAGGACCACCACCTGTAGCAGTAAACCTTAGAGTTGGTGCTATTTGTACTTTAGCTAAAGCATTCGTATCAGCTTGTTGATGTTTTAATTCAAGGCCAGATAACCTAGCTTTAGAAGCTCTTTCAGCACTCATTAGGTTTCTTTCTAACATTCTATTTGCACGTCCAAACGCACCTAATTGATTTATCACATCTGCTCTGGCTCTAGATCTACTATAACCTGACCCACGTCCTCCTGACGCACGTGATACACCTTGAGCACGTCTCAATTCGTTTTGCATATCATTTTGTTTAAATGCAAATTTATTGTACTGCTCTTCCATTCTAGTCATCTCACCAGCAAAAGCAATATTCCCAGCTTTATTATTTAAAACTAGTTGCTGTTTATATGCTTGTAACTTCTTATCATAATCGGAAACTGTCGCCTGATTATAATAGTCAGTACTCTGTTTTCCCCATTCTGCAGAGTAAGCTGTTTGAGCGGCTTGATTTACAAATGCCTTCTTTTCAGCAATTGCCGCATGAGCTGCTTGTATTTTTGCAGCATGTCTTTTACTTTGGCCACCCAGGAAACTCATGCCCATTTGGACAGCCATTGGGGCTAGTAACATAGTTTATACCTCTCTGTTAGTTATGCACGTTGATAGAATTTTTTATTGTATTTTCCTTCCCATGTCATTCCTAACAGACTGACTGGTAGAGGTGTATCACCTACTATACTGAGTGAAATATTCTCATTACGTTGAAATACTGGTACATTATGTACACCTTCAGCAGCCATTGCAACATCATTTGCTGTATATGTATACGGCATAATTGCACTGACTGTTTGTGATCTATTTGGTATACCAGTTAAATTAACATTATACTTTACTGGTCCACTAAGACCTGTTGAAACTTTAATACGATGTATGATTAGATCTGATGTGTAGTCGTTTTTAGTTTGATTGCCAGATGCACTACTTACATATAGTTTAGGAAGGTCAACTGTCATTGTATAGATATAACCTATAATTAAGTTCTTACCTCTATAATCTCCATCAATATCTACATACTGATTCGGTGCAGAACCTGCTACAGTAGGGTATAGTATAGCACCAACTGATGCCTCAGTAGCACCAAGAGTACCACCAATATAACCACCCAATGCAACAACAGCTAATTTCTTACCTGCATGATGTGTGAATGGTAAGTAAACTCTCGTTACATCTAACACACCTGTTGAAGGATATATTCTATATGGATTAGCTGTATACATATCCATACATACATCAGTCTTTTCACCTGTAGGTAAGGTAAGGAATCCTGTATCACTAGCTTGTCTAAGGTCAATAGAGTTGATTGATACATTAGTACCGTCAGATATCACTGCATAGAATGTACTAGTATCAAAGAATTGATCAACTAATGTACCTGTTAAATCCCACTTATACCATGTAGAAGCTTTTCTTCCTTCCACATTTTGAAGGAAACGATATTGATATAGAGTACTAGTACCTGTATTACCAAGTGAAATCATACTCATACCAGGTGATGCAGCTATATTATCAATAGTAGAAGGTACGAATTCAGGTACAATACCTGTTGTATTAAATGTACTTGGAGGATCAGTTGTACTAATATTAGCTATTTCAAATAATCTAGACCACAAAGGAGACTTAGATACAAATGCTAATGAAGATCCTAAATCTACAGCAGGTATATGTGTATCACATTCAAAAGAAGATAGGGTATTTACTTTTGCTGTATCAGGACTTAGTAAGTCTGAATCAGTTGATAATAAGAACTGTTCATTTTCACTGAACATAACTAAACCAGCACTTGTAGTCCTAACATAGTTAAGGAATACAGGTTTAGTTGAGGATGCTGATATATCAATAGGATCATCTGCTACTGCAATCTGTGCAGAACCTGCAAAGAAATCATAGAAGGATCCTGCCTTACTAAGTATAACATTACCACCACTTAAGAACCCAAAACGGTTCCTAAAGAAGAACATATTTCTAATAGTATTACCTACAAACGAAGGCATAGGATTAGTAAGATCATCTCCTACATCTCTATTCTCCCAAGCTATTGGTCTAAAATGAAATGTTCCATCTGCTTCACGTGAAAGAACGTGTGGCATAGTTAATGGATCAAGTTTATATTTTAGATCAGGTGCGTTAGTTTCTTCCCATGCACCAGGTCCAGAAGTAGCATTGTTTGATGTTACGAACTTAACCCACAAATCATCAGCTTGAACACTCTCACTATTAATTATTTTAAGTTTAAAACCATTCTGACATTGTGTAGGTAAGGTACTAATATCTGATGCTTTATCTGTAAATGCATATATAGCAGTATCTGATGGACCACCTGCGACCTTAATGGATGTTACGTTTGTTACATGTATACCACCACCAACAGCAGTAGCAACACAACTAGCAGCAGCTCCAGTTGCATTATTTATCTCAGTTACTAAGTTTGAAACTATTGTAGGAATGTCAGCATCACCTGCTGAAGCGTCTTGTGCTGTTGTGTAATAAACAGTCACATTATTTACTGTTACTTCGTATTTAGAATTATAAGCACCGACATATATAACAATGAAAGCTTCATCAGTTAAAGAATCCACATAATCAGATGTAGTCTGAACTGTTCTTGCTTTATTTAAAACATAAGTAAAATCATTTAGAGTGAGTAGTTCTATATCATCTGCAGATGCACCTCGTAAATACCCTTGATGAGGAATACTATCAATAGCACATGTATTTAAATCTTGGATATACCCTCCACTACCACTACCTAAAGCAGTTGTTTCAGCAGTCACAGCATTATTATATGCTGTCTGTGCTGTGTTCATATTGTTAGTAGCTGTAGTTAACTCAGCTGCTGTATTAGCTGCTACTGTAGTTTCTATTAATTCATATACTCTTTTCCCTGTAGCTGCAATGGTAGGATGCTCATCTGTCATCTCTAGACCAGCCTTATATGTTAGTGCTATGACTGTCCATTTGGAATTATTACCACCACCACTGATAGTAATAACATCACCTACTTTATAACCATTACTAGTTACAAGACCGCCACCTGGGCCGCTAGTAGTAGGTACACCACCTGCTGTTGCTATTGTAATTAATTGATCTGGTACTCCTCCAGTAACTGTATAAGTAACTGTTAAGCCAGTTCCTGATCCAGTTGTAGTTGTAGCAGCAGTTCCTGCAGTATACCCTGTACCTTTATTATCCTCATCACGTTCTAGTGTAAGCACTGGGCCAGAGATAGCACCATCAGAAAAACTCTTTACATCTGCTTTTGAAGTACTCTCATTCCATTTAAGAACAGTCCAAGTATTATTAGTACCTGATTTATATATACCAGATTTTATTTCTTCTTTAACAGTACCTTGTTGTGGATCATAATCAAACTGAGTCTCCCAATGAGCTGCACGAGTTACAACCTGACCATCATTTATTTCCGCAAATGTAGCTTGTTTAGCATTTAGATCTTCAGTTTTTGTATCAACATCAGTTACTGCAGTATTATAAGTATCTAAATCTGTTTTTAAATTAGTATAAGCAACGTTGTCTGCACCAGGACCACCACTGTCATCTCCCATATCAACAACACGTGGGCTTCCATCTGTTAAACTCCAGATTTTAAAAGTATTACTTGCAAATTGTCCTACATATTTTTCATCTTGATCTCTTAATATAGAGAACCATTTACCATAAGTTTCAGTTTTAGTAACAGTAAGTGTTATTGCCGCACCACCACCACTACCTAAAGCAGAATCAGCAATGGTTAGTGTATCACCTACAACATAACCTTTACCAACATTTGCTGCTCTAATACTTAAACTAGCAGCAGTAGTAGCAAAAGTATGTTTAGCAGTTACAGTTAAGACAATTGCTGGTGCTCCACCACTTCCAAGTGAAGAGTCAGCTACACTAAGAGTTTCACCTACAACATAACCTGCACCACCTGTCTTACTATTTCTAGTATCTAATTCAATAGTAGGTTTTCCATCTGAATCTACTACAACTTTGATATCACATCCTGTACCAGAAGCACTACCAGCAACGTTATCTATATAGTATGTACCTGCTGTTCTACTACTATCTGTGACACCATTGTGTGTAAAGGCTGTGACTTCACCATCAGCTAAAACATGTACATGCCATTTAGATCCAGAACCTGTACCACCTGTAGCGGCAACTGATGCATATCTTCCTACAGTACGACTTGCATCACCCACACCATTATGTGTTAGTGCACCTACAGTAGTACTTATATTTTCAGCATCATATAAATTACTTACAAATTTCCCTCCAGGTCTCTTCAATAAACCTAGTGCATAGTCAGGGTATGTATTAATAGCATCTTTAAGTTGAGTGGGTACTTTTTTCTTATCTGGTTGTTGTGATATTCCATTTAAAAAATTTGGAATATGTTGTGAAATTGTACTCATCGTTGTAATGCAGCAAAAGGTTGGTAACTATTATGATAATCCTCAGCATCTTTCCATCCAAAGATTGAGTAGTCACCCTGTGCGGTTTCGTATTCTAAAGCAGCTGCTCTAGTATTTAATTCGTTCTCTTGTAATAATGCGAATATAGCTTGATCACCTACCATTCTAACAGCACATAGTCTTGCAGCCTTAGCAGTCATATAGGCTTGTATAGCAGGTGGTACATCAGCAAATTCCCAATACCATATAATATCACATGTTAATTCACGTGGATCATCACCATCTTTCCATTCATATGTATGTTCATTTCTGTCATATAAGAAACCACCACGTCTGACAGGATTGAAGTCATCGAAGTGTTGGTACTTATAAGTATCTATAGATAAAGCATTAGACGGATATTCAATTTTAAATGTAACAGAGTCAGCTGTTAATTTATAATGACGTTCTATATTGAAGGACCAACCTTCAGCTTGTACAGTTTTATTTACTTCTCTTAATGTGTTAAGAGCTATAGAAACTTCAGGGTTTTGGAGGTCAAGTGTGGTGACAGGAGCCTGTCCCACTGAGCTTAGTATTTGGTTAACAGCATCCAGTTCTGTGGACACAGCATAAGTAGGATAGGCCATATGAATTTTTATGAATAAAAAAAAGGAGGGTCGTGAAACCCCCCTTATGTTAATTAGGTAACGTCACATTCTTGTGTGGCGTAAGCAGTTCTGAGATTTTTAGTAAGTGATAGTACAGCATTAGAGCTGCGGATATCAGTACCTCCACCATCAGTACGAGATACGCTTTCTCTTGAAGCGTCTCCAGTAGAGCAAACACCTGTGTTACCTGCTGCTACAGCAGTTGCCATTTGTTTTACCTCGTATATTTATTAGCAGCCAGGGGTTGCGGTTAGATCGCAAGAACCTGTGGCTGTTGCTGAACTAGCAGCGATTCCAAAGGAAGATGTTCCTAATAGAGTTCTACCATATTCAACAGGTGTAGGAGGGTTCTCGGTAATAGTATCGAGACCACCGATTCCTACAGTGATTGTGCGCTTTCTATTTTCGCCAGGGATAGTAGACATAGTATACCTCCTTACTGGTTAGAGAATTCGATAGCAGCTGCAGGGTTAAGTGTACCGGCTCCCATAGCCAAGCGTCCTAGAATGACATCTCCTTGGTAAAGGACTGATACATCGCCAGAGGTTACTTGGACTTGTGGGCCAATCGCTTCTACAACACCAGCTACGTCTTTCTGATAGATAAGACCGCAGTGATACTGGAAGTCGCCAGAGTAATCATTGTTCTCACCAGACTGTTGGTTAACAGTACCTGCCAAGAATGGTAGGTTGTTAGAACGTCTGATTTGAATACCAGCAATCTCATAGAGACCTTCGCCGGAGTTTAGATTACCTTGCTTGTTACCATAGTCGCGGTTCAGGATGTTAGTAGATACCTGAGATACAAGAGCGTAGTACTGTCTTGGAGATAGTACTGCAGTACGTCCCTGCTTAGGTACATTCTTTTCATCGAGAATTGAAGCAGCTTCGAAGAAACCATCAACCAATGCTTGAGCATCATACTCCTTACCAGTACCCAATTTGATGGTTGAACCACCTGGCTCTGGACCTGGAGAAGCAGTAATAGGATGTGAAGCACGAGCTGCTAGAGCAATTGTACGGAAGATTTTCTTATCATAAGCTTCGGCAAGTGCATGACCAATCTTCTTAGAGATCTCTCCCCTTAAAGAGTAATGTGCAAGTGTCTCGTCTAAATCATAAACGAAGGCTGAACTGATAAGTAGGTCGTCGCAGACAATTGTCTTCTCTGCTACTGGAGGATCACCCGATCCGAGAATGGGTTCACCTGGCGTATGGTATGCCGCCTGCATGCGTCCCGTGAAGATGAACTGCAATGATTTGCCGTTCTTTAGGGTACGTCTTTGTACTGTATCACGTGCGATTGTTGCGCTTTCATACGCCTTAAACAATTCTCCACTGAACAGTTTC